AAGAACGCTTGGGAACGTACCTTTGACATTGTAAACGCAATTAAAGATATTATTGATGAGTTTGACTTGAAAGATTATCATCTAGCCATAGAAACGCCTATTATGGGTAGAAACAGAAAGCACAGTATTACGCTTGCTAATTGTAACGGTTATTTTATCGGTGCTATTGACGGTCTAGTAAATGGCTATACTTTCATAGATAACTCAAAATGGTGTAGCTATCATCTTATTTCAGGCAAACGAGAACAACGTAAAAAAGAAAGTCTTGAACTTTTAAAAGCCACAGGTTTGGTTGATTCTGATTGCAAAGACGATAACATCGCAGACGCTTATAACATATTGACATATTGCGAACACTTGGGTTAGTTGTTCCCTTATAAAAAACAATAATCAAAAATGGAGGTGGTAATATCAAAATATCTCAAAACGGTTTGAACTTGATTAAAGAGTTCGAGGGTTGCCGATTGACTGCTTACAAACCAGTACCGTGGGAACAAATGTACACTATCGGTTGGGGACATTATGGAGTAACGGAAGGTACAACTTGGACACAATCGCAAGCTGATAGTCAGCTAGAAATTGATTTGAATAACAAGTATGCACCTATGGTTGACGCTTATGTAAAAGGCAAAGCAAATCAAAATGAGTTTGACGCTTTGGTTTCATTGGCTTATAATTGCGGTAATGTTTTTGTTGCTGACGGTTGGGCAGAGTTCTCACACGATTATTGTGCTTCAATGATTCCAAAGTATCGTAACGCAGGCGGTCAAGTGTTACAAGGTTTAGTACGACGTAGACAGGCAGAACTTGACTTATTTAATAAACCAGTATCAAGTAATTCAAACCAAAATATTCAAACAAAAGGAGAAATCAAAATGTATCTTATCAAAGGACTAGACGGAAGCGGAAAACCTAAACATTGGTATGTTTCTGACGGTGTAAGCATTCGTCATATTCGTACAACACGTATGTTGGAAAACTATCAAAACAAATGGGCTAAACTTAACTTACCAATTGACACAATGCTTGTCGCTGAAATTGAAAAAGAGTTCGGACGCAAGATTGACATGAATTCAGGAGAATTTAAATAGGAGGAAGTGAATGAGCTTATTTAATCTATCACGCAGAGCGGAAGATGTGAGCTTTTCAACTTTCACAGTCCAAGACCCTACAACTGATTTGTTACTTGGTAAACTCTTGGGCTTAGTTTCCTATTTTGATAATGTTGATTATTCAGAAGCGTCCAAACTTGAGGACTTATTCTATTGGGCTTTACAAGGTCAAGAAGTTTATCGTGTTTGGTATGGTGGTTTCAAGTATTACGCTCAAAGAGTAAATGCTGACCAGTTTAATATTTTAGTTAGAGAACCAAATCGCAGACAGGTCACTATTAGAACAAACGACTATGAAATGTTATTAAACCCTTTCTATGGTGCTAACCCTCAACGGTTTGGCGTAATGTTTGGAATGGCTAGTAATGGAATTGGTAGACGACTTGACTCTCAAGCTCAAATCAAAATCTATTGGAAAACTAAAGTTTCTAGTGGTTTGAAAGAAGTTTGGGAAAGAATTCGTGAACGTCTAACACAACAGCAACAACTTGCAAGAGAGTTCAACGGTGTGTCCGTTATTGGTTCAGATGACGATATCAAACAGATTCAGCCAGATTACAGCGGTTCGCTACAAAATGACGCAAATCTTGCAATCGAGGTTGCTTTGAGTGAGTACGGTATGCCAAGAGAGTTGCTTTATGGACAAAGTAATGAAGTTACTATTATCGCTTTCGCAATTCAAAAAGTGTTACCACTATTAAAACAACACGATAAGAACATAATTTTCAATCAAGAGAATTTTGTGGCTTATATATCAACAACCGCCAAAGGAGGAAATATTGAAAGTAAAAGCAGTTCGAGGGATAGCGAACCCACTGGGGACAATTGATTCTCACGGTACGGTTATTGAGTCCATTGCTAACGCAGGGGACGGAGTAGATATCCTAAACCGCCATAGAGAAAAAATCGGTTCAGGGTTCGTACATCTTGAGGGGGACAATGTAATCTTGACAGGTTACGTTGACGAAGAACAATACACAGCTGAAAAGATTGAGGAAACAGGGCTTTCAGTTGGTTTTAATGCTAACGGTGTAAAAGCTCGTGAAATTGACGGAGTAGGTTATTACAAAGATGTTACAATTACGGAGGTGTCACTAACTCCATTACCAAGTAATAAAGGTGCTAAAGTGACAAAAGTACGAGAAGAAGAAAAAGGAGAACAAAAACAAATGGGTGCAAACGAAACACAAGAAATCATGAAGCAAGCAATCGAAGCAGGTGTAAAAGTTCGAGAACTTGAAGCTAAAGTAGAAGAACTTAATAAAGAACGTGAAGAACTCAAAAAGGAACGTGAAGCGTCTATTCCTAGCGAAAAACCTCAAGACGTAGAGCGTAAATTTATGCGTGAACTTGGGGACAAAATGGCTGAAATGCCAGAACAAGGTTTCTTGCGTGAATTTTCTAATGGTTCAGATTTGAATGTCGTCAACTCTCTTGGGTCTATCACTTCAAAATATGCTCGTAAGTCAGGTATTTATGACGGTGCTATGAAAGCACGCTTCCAAGGTTTGACACTTGCAGAAGACGGTGTAGATGATACTTTCTTACAAGGTACTTTCAAAGCAGGTACAGACAAAAATAAAGCTCAAACAGCTACAAAACGTTCACTACGTCCACAAATGGCTGAAGCATACTTGCAAATGGATAAAGCAACTGTGCGTGGTGTAAATGATTCAGGTGCGTTGTCTGAATATGTAATGACTGAAATGGTAAACCGTGTAATTCAAAAAGTGGAATACAACATGATTCTTGGTTCGGCTGACGGCTCTAACGGTTTCTATGGTTTGAAAACTGCCACAGACGGTTGGACAAAACAAATCGAGTATACAGACTTGTTTGAAGGTATCACTGACGCAGTTGCCGAATGCTCAATTTCTAACGCAATCACAATTGTTATGAGTCCACAAACTTTTGCAGAGTTGCGTAAAGCTAAAGGAACAGACGGTCACTCTCGTTTCAATGAGTTGGCAACAAAAACACAAATCGCTCAATCATTCGGTGCCGTTAATCTTGAAACACGTGTCTGGATGCCTAAAGACGAAGTAGCGGTATACAATCACGATGAGTACGTTCTTATCGGAGATTTGAACATGGAAAACTACAACGACTTTGACTTGCGTTATAACGTTGAACAATGGCTTTCTGAAACTCTTGTTGGTGGTTCTATCCGTGGTAAAAACCGTTCAGCGTACCTAAAAAAAAAGGGTAGTTTAGGTGTCTAAATAAGAAAGGGAGTAAATAATGGCTGAATTTAATATTACAGACCGTTATGCTCAACAAATTAAAAATGTGACTAATGTAGAGGGACTTGGCGACAGGTTCCCTCTCTTGTCACGTATCCCTAAAGTTGGGGCAGATTTGTTGCAGTCGGTCAATCTAACAGGTTTTCCTGAAGCTAAAGAACAAGGGCAAACTGGTAGCGTGTTAGATGTAAATGAAACAAGTTATAAAATCTTGACACCTCGTGGCTTTGGTTTTGGTATCAATCTATCAGATTCAGGTAACTTGACTGCTGACGGTGTTCAAAGTGCATTGAATACAGTACGAGATACTTTGTATCAAACAATCGAAAGCCATTTAATTTGGGGCGGAGTTCATAGCTCAATCGCTACAAGTTCAATTATTGGGGCTGTTAAACAGAAAGCAAGTGCCGATAAGTTTTCACAGTCAGGCGACGATGTTCTTCTTGTAAAAGAAAATGATTTCACACCGGTTGTTAATGGAGTAACTAAAATTGAAACTTTGAGCTTTAAGCACTATAATGACGGAAGGGATAACACTTTTAACAAGGTGCTCATTAACCCTTATAAGGGAGTTCTTGCAGGGGACTTGATACCACAATTCAAAGTGACTAAAGATGTTCGTCATAATAAAGTACAAGTATATGGTACTATTTTAGTTTGTGGTGGTTTCCTTAATGACGGTGCTATTAAAGTTTGGAAGTAGTAGGAGGAAAAAATAAATGGCATATACATCAAAAAATGAATTGACACACGGTCTAGGGTATGGGGTAGTGTTTACAGACCCTACTGGAGTAAAACCAGGTATTCCTATTGCAGGCTTACGTGGTATTGAAACAGAGAACAACCAAGAAAATACAAACTTCTATGCAGGATTTAACGCGCCTTATCGTACAATTGCAGGGTCTAAAAACATGAAAATCACAGTTAAGTCGTATGATTTACCTGACGAGTTCGCTATTCACGCTTTAGGGTTTGGAAAAATTGAAAAATTCTTGTATGACGATATAGCTAGTTATAAGCCTTATGGTTTTGCTTATGCTGAACGTTATCGTGACGACGACGGAACAGGTTATAAAGCTACATTCTACCCTAGTGTTCAGGCCACAACACCAAGTGACACAGCGGAAGCGGACGAAGAAAGTCCAACAGGTAAAGAATACGAACACACAGCAACTGTGACAATTTCCGACAAACTTGTAGTTTTTAGTAAATCACGTTTGTTTGTTAAGTTCAAAGTTTCTGACGCAGAATTGGCAACTGGAACAAGCGGTCCCGCCTTAGCTTTCAAAAAGTTGTTTACAGACCTCAAACCGCTCGCAAGGGAGGACATCAAGGCGTAATTTTTAAGAGTGGAGGGCTTGGAATTAATAGTTCCCACTCTTTTATTTTAATTTATAAGGAGATACACAGATGAAGAAAGAAGATTTTAAATTTGACTTTAAAGCATTAGAACGTATGGAAGATAATGGCATTTACTTTGGAGATTTGAACGAACGTGACTATCACAGTTTAGCATTGTTTTTTTGGGCTTGTTCGCCACAATATACACTTGATGAAATTCTAGGGGCTTTAATTGGTGGTTTGTTACCTGTTACAGTTGCCGAACTTATGGAACAATTGGTAAATGAAACAAAAAAAGCGATAGCACTAACAGCGAAGAAGTAAGGGACGACGCAAGAATTACAACACTTGCAATTGTTAGTGCTATGACGGCTTTTAGAGTTCCCTACGAAGTATATAGCCATAGACCTTTAGGGTGGACGCTTAAGTTAATTTCAACGTTGACACCTAAAGATAAGAAGAAAACAACCGCAGATGAATTAAACAAAACGGAACATGTGGAGGTAAAATTATGGCAACCACCAACCAAGTCACAGGACTAGAAAAGTTCACAGAGAAACAACTTAAGAAAGTTTGGTTAGAAATGGTTGACAGCTTCAACTCTAATCAAAATACAGTCAAGCGTAGTTATAAGAGTTCATTGGGTGGAGATTTCTCACGTTACCCTGTTAAGTTTGATACTAAGAAAATTAATAAGCAAGTAACACGTTCGTATGGTTCACTAAAAAGCGGAAACATTGGTATCGTCAATGGTTTTAAAGCTAAAGACGAAAGTTGGAGAATGCTCAATGTCTTGCTTCATGACCGCCACTTACACCAACGTTATGGACGAACGCTAGTTAGAGCAACTCACGAAATGGACGATAAAACTAAAAACATTAAGCGTAAGTTAAGGAGTATAACAAACAATGGCTAAAGAAAAATATGTCATTCAGGCAGAACTAGACACCAAAGGAGTTTTAAGTAGTGCTAGGGAAGCACAAAGAGAAATTAATAATATCGGTCGTCTGGCTAAAGAAACGAACAAAAACGCTCAAATAACAGGTTCTGTGACTATGAAAGACAAAGGTATTAAAGAAACTCAAAGAGCTTTAAATCTTGCTAAACAGAACGTAGATAATTTAACAAAGGCACTTGCAAATGCAAAGATGTCAGGTGCTACACAAAAACAAGTGCAGGCATTAGAAAGCCAACTAGTTAAAGCACAAACGCAAGCGACTAGATTAAGCACAGAACTAGCTAAAGTAGGTTCTCAAGGAGTTAAAAGCGGGGGGCTTTCAAGCGTAGTTGATAACGTAAAAAGTGCAGGCAGTTCGCTATTGGGAACATTTTCAAAGGTTGGTAATGTTGTTAGTGGTATTTCAGCAGGATTGTCGCTTGTTACTGGTGGAATTTCAAAGGCTACTGACTTAGTTGGTGGTTTTGCTAATAACTTGATGACTACTTATGACCGTCAAATTCAGGCACAGAAGAGCTTGTCAGCTACTTTGTCAGACGGTGCAGAGGGTTACAAACGTTTCAATTCATATATTGATTCAGGTAATGAACTTCTAAAATCACAACGTAATGACCTGAACGAGTTAGGGTCTACCATTTCAGGTTATACTAGTCTAACAGGCGACCAAGCATTTAAAATTGTTAATTCAATTAATGCCGTAGGGGACAGCTTAGGGCTAACAATGGACACACAGAAACAATTTTCTTATGGTTTAGCTCAAGCGTTGGGTTCTGGTACGTTACACGCTCAAGATTTTAACCAAATTATGCAGTCAGCTTTGGGTGCACAGTTCCGTGATATGTTGATTCAAGCATATAACGAAATTAACCATACTAGCATAGGTATGGGAGAGTTCAAACAAGCTATGGAAAATGGGGCAATTGGTACAGATGTAATGAACCGAGCTTTAGAATTGTTCCAACAGAAAGGGAATGAATTAGTTGCTTCAGGTCCTAGCACTTGGGGGCAAATTCGTGAAATGATTACCAACGGTTTCAATACAAGTGCTTTGGACGGTTTCCGTAAAGGTCTAGGGGATACAGGCATTGACATGAGTAACTTAGGAAACAATGCTACAACAATGGCAAGCACTATCGGTAGTCAGTTAGGTCAAATGGCAGGTAAAGCAGTTGGGGCATTAACGCAAATCATTGACAAAAACCATGATGGTAAAGTGTCACAAGATGAAATGAAAAACGCAGTTAATGACGCAAAAAACGCAGTCAACAACTTCTTTAACAAAATCAATTTCACTTCTATTGGTAGTTTCTTAGGTAAAGTTGGTTCAGCTATTAGTTCGTTAAGAGATTTGTACAATTGGGCAAATAATGCTTATAGTGCCGTTCAAAGTGCATTGAGCCTTTCACGTAGCGTTGGTGGTAATACTGGTTTACTTGGTAAAGCATTAGGGTTCAGAAAGAACAGTACATGGGGAGATATCTTTAGTGATTTTCATTGGCTAACAAGTAATATTGACCCTCTTGGAATTAAAGAACCTACCTCACTAGGTCAAAAAATTCTAGGTTCAAGAAATGGACAACTGCCATTGGACTTACAATTTTTTGCAGGCGGTAGGGAAGCAATCAGCAAAGCAGTCAATGCGGTCCAACCTTATGCACGAGCAACAAAAGGAACAACGGCAACATCTAGCATTGGAACACAAGATAATTCACAACAAGACATCAAAATCTATGTACAATCTAGTGCAGATGGTCGTAGAATTGCGAACGAAATTTATAACAAGCTAGAAAGAAATGGAGTAAAACTAAACAAGCGTTGATTTATACTAAAAGTAAATTATACAATAACCCTAGGTGGGTAAAAAAGGCACGCGAAGAAAAGAACAGGGTAGGACATTGTGAAAAGTGTTGGAGTACAGAGCATTTAATTTGCCACCACGTTATACCACTACAATGGCAAAATGACATGTTAGAGGTCAACGACTTTGACAAAGAAGTGATAAACGTACCTACCGAAGTTCTTTGTCATAAATGCCACCAAGGAATGGAACGAAGCGGAGATTTTATTGACTATGCTAGAATTATAGCGGAGGGCTTAATATAAGGAGATAAGAAAATGAGTTTAATTCAGGACTGGATAGGTCAAGACAAAGATAACGGCGAAATGATTAAGCTACTAAAGAAAAAAGTGGCTAAAATCGAGCATGAAATAGACTACAAAAAGGCAGAAAAAATCTTTAATTTCATTGAGGAATTTATGACTTTGCCTAATAACGAACGCTTTAAAATCATACCTTATCATAAGGCGGTGCTTACTTTGATGTATTGCACTCCTTACCAAATTGATGAATTTGTTGTTATTGTAGGACGCTCAAACGCTAAATCTATTCTTGATGTTATGATAGCCTTAATTGAACTCTTTTTGTTTCCTAAGCCTAATAGCGTCATCGCTTTAATGGCTACCAAGAAAGACCAAGCAGAAAAAATCTTGATGAAGCATTTTAGAGCTATGGGAAACTGTCAAGGCACTATCATTAATAAGTTTAAAAATCAATTTAAACTAAACAAAGAGCAAATCATCGTAAAAGATAACTCAATTCTAAAAAGCAAAGGTACAGAGATTTCTATCTATGCTAGTAACGAGGACACGCTAGACGGTGGACGTGAACAACTTGTTATCATAGATGAGTTTGGAGCGTTTAAAAAGAACCCACTTATTACGATTAGACAGGGGCTAAGAAAAAATAAGGGGACGCTTTTTATATCAACCACAAACAACGTTATCCGTGGCGGTGCTTATGATGATGAATTGGAAAGTTGGAAAGAATGGGTAAAAGATGATGATTTCAGCCATTGGGTATTCTATTACGCCTTAGACGATTATGACGAAGTAAAAGACAGTTCTAAGTACATTAAAGCTAACCCAGCTTTAGGGTATACTTTAACGCTTGAGGACATTCAAAAGGACTTTATAGGGGCAATTGGTAACCCTGTTAAAATGGCTAAGATTATCACTAAACGCTTTAACTTGTCAATGACTGATAGCACTACAATCTTTACAAAACAAATTGTAGACAAATGCTTAGTACCTCCTTTAGACTTCGAGGGTCGTTTGGTTGCTATTGGTTCAGACTTTTCAGTTCGTGGAGATGTTTGGGGTACTGTGATAGGGTATAGAGAGAATGGACACTATTATTTTAAAGCTATTCCTATCATGCCGGAGAGCGCAGAAGACAAGTTTAAACACTTAGGGGAAACAATAACACACGAGGGTGTAAATAACATGTCAGATGAAGCATGGGACGCCTTTATGAGTGCTATGAACGGAAGTGTTCCGATTGCATTGAACTATGACCCTAACTATGCTAAGAATTTCATTGATAAATTTGAACAAACTTATGACATTGAATTTTATAACAAAGTAATGCAGAACAGTTTCAAGCTGTCAAATACCCTTGAAGCCACTCAAAAGCTCATGGAGGAGGGTAAAATACATTTTGATAGTAAGTTACTAGCGGTTCATTTAATGAACGCAGAAACGAAAATAAACGATTTTGGGCTAATGCGTATTATTAAAAAAGGCTACACAGATAAGATTGATTTGGCTGACGCTTTAATCAACTTGATGTGGTGGTTCTTAGAAAGTGAAGAAAGTGAGGACTATTTCATCTAATGGCCATGACAGAAGAAGAAAATAAAAAAATGCTAGAGGCGTTAAAAACCCTAGCGTTTGGAGGAAAAGAAACAAAAACAGTTATCCAATATAAAAACAACCCTAACGGACGAAAGACAGAAACAGGGCGAACAGTTACCGAAGTAAACAAACTGCCAGACCGTTCGGCATTGTTGAAACTAATGGAGATTGAGGGAGTTTATGTTGACGCAAACGTTAAACTTAAACAACAAAAAGTGGACGAAGTAAGCACAGAGAAAGAACTAGTAGACTTAGTGGAGGGCTTAGCAATAGAATGACTATTTTTAAAGCGTATTGCTGGAATCCTAACACAGGTAGAGATTTCACAATTAAAAAACCTAATTGGAACATTGTACAACGTTGTTCTTTGAAGAGTATCGAAACAATTCAATTTTTGCCACAACACATCTATTTGTTAGACGGAACGACAGGTCCAGAAACAAGCAAGCGTTGGCAAAGGAAAAAATGTCCTGATGACTGGAATAGACCATATAGTTATGGTTCTATTGTCACTAAACCGCAAGGAGAGAATAAAATAAGCGGTATTGCTTTTTGTACAGATTATGAAAGAAAACAATATCCTAGCTTATACCCTAACTTTATAACACCTAACCTCGCACAAGGGCAAAAATATGGCTTGTCAGGAACTTTATACAATCCAGGTATAAATGTACTAGAGGTACGGTTAAAATTGCTATACGGTACCAAAAATGAGCTTGTAGGTACATACCGAGTTCAACCTCATCAATACTTAGATGTAAAAGAAATTTACACGCTACCTAGTACGGAAACGGTTGAAAAGTTTGGTATAGCTTTTGAAGTGGCACAAACAAGCGATTTTGTACAATTTGAAGTGTATTTGCCTAAAATTGAACAAGGTGGAGAGGTCACTCCGTTTGTTGAGGATAGAGATGAATTTAATGGCTATCGAAAAACCAACACAGACGACGGAGCGCCGCCATTTACAGGGACTTATGAGGGTACACCACCACAAAGTACCGATTATAAAGATTATATTTGGGCAGGTTCTAAAACTGATAAAGAACTCTTTTACTTAGAGGAAAGAGGAATTTGCAAACAAGACGCCATTTGGTGTTATAGTCGTCCATTAGGTCAGCGTGTATTGATTGGAATTGATTTAGATACTTATGACACCGAAGCAGGTAGAACACTCAAATTTCATGTTTTGAACGGAAATAAGGGCATATTTGATTTGACTGGTAACATCATTTATCCCGAACAGTTCACAGATAAACGTCAAACTTTTGACAGCGATACAAAGGCATGGGCAGATAACCAAGAACCGTTATATGTTACAGACGCAAATACAGCAATAGATTGTACTTTCGGAGAAATGGCAAGTAACATCATAGAGGGTTATCATTACCGACAAGCAGATAAACGTTATAGAGTGGACGAGTTACTTCGTTCAGCAATGGTTAACACAGGTTACAACATGGGTTCTTATTGGGCTGATTGGAACTTTGATAGCTACGCGAATGAAATGCGTGCAAGTTATAACATTGAGAATTGTAGGGTTAGTGAAAAAACAAATTATAGTTCTATGAATGAATGGACTGGAAGCGTGTCTTTTCCTACTGGTGTTGTTTTAGCACCTTATAAACCAAAACTAAATGAAACGGACACTGAAAAACTCAAAGGGGTTTCTAGTGCAACAAGTATTTGGGCTACTGGTGTATTAAGAACAGAGCGAAGTACAGAAGATTGGTTTAGAGAATACGAAAATTCAAGAACTAGACCAGTACCAACGCAAATTCTTTTTGCTAACTATAACACTAAAAAAGCATGGTTATTTCAACAACAAACCAACGGAACGTGGAGCAAAAGTGGAGAATTCACGATACCAGGAAGCGGCACAGCATTCGCTAGAGCTTGGGGTATTATACCAAAAAATGGAGAATTGAAAGGTAATGTTATCATGACAGATAAGAATTACGTTGATTTTCCTGCAAACGTTAGACCGATAACGCTAGGAGTGGAAGAACTGTTCCCAGTTATCAAGTATAACGAAGTTAAGTTTAACCCTCAAATGTACGCAACTGCTTACAATACCAAGCTATTTTGGTGGGGGCAAAAAGCAAATGTAAGCAATTTGACTTATGGGGAGTGTGGAGTTCGTTCGGTCGACTTTATGACTGGTTTATGCACAATAGAAAGGGTGTACAAGTAAATGATTTCATGGTTAAATTTTGAGGAGTTGTTAATACACAACCCTATCGAGTTGATTAATTTTAGTAAGAGTAATATACAAGTAGCATTGAGCAAAAAGCAATATATTGATTTCTTTAGTAATAAAGCTGTTTATATGGGCTTATATTATGACGAAGAAATGGACTTTTGCGTAATGTTTTATGCTGACCCTTTGCAAAGTTCTAAAAGTGGCGAAATGTACGCAGAGGGATATATAGATGTGGACATGAAAATATATAGAGTTAAAGTGTTAAGTAACGTTTCTATTAAGTATCCCCCTAATTTTAACTTGCTAGAGGGGACTAAACACTTTAGTGGAGATTGGGTAAATAGTGGAGCATGGACAAATGACGGAACTTATAAAGGTTTAAGCGTTAAGAAAAGAACTGGAACATGGCAAGGTATTCACAAAAATCTAATAATTCAAAACTCTAATTCTTATACCTTTTCTGCTTATGTCAAAGGTACTGGGACAAACATTATAAGATTTGTGTTTATTAATGGAGTAGAAGATCGTAGTTTAAGGAGAACTTGGACTTCTTCTTTCGATTGGACGAGAGATGCAGTCACTTTAAAAACTCCAAACATAAAACGTAATGACGTTGTTAACGTTCGTTATGAAATGGTGGCAGGTCAAGCGTTATGGACAGCAGGGCATAAATGGGAAAAGGGGGATAAAGCTACTCCTTACATGCCGAGTGAAAGCGAAGCAACAAGCGTTGACTTTCCTAAGTGGAACGTTACAAAAACAGGTATGCGAGTAAGTCCACAATCTAAGCAAATTACAATGGTCCAAGCAGGTGCATTGATGAGGTGTGAAATTAATAATAACATTTCAGGTTGGACAGACGGAACAACACAATTGAATTACAGCGGTCAAGATTTTATAATTGACGGTTATGGAATGAGAGGGCTACATAATGGATAGTACAATAAACGGCAAAACGGTACATATAAACAACCCGTTAGACCTTATAGGCTTAGGACGTAGGGAAATCGAGTTTAACATTCATAAAGCAGATTATTGGGAAATGTTCAAAGAAACTATGCAAGTACCTACAATGAAACGTGGAGGGTATAAAAACTTGCTCAAAGGTGGTTGGGTATTTGTTGACCCTTTTAATCAGGGTAGGGATTTGTGGACTAAAGACTACTTCACAAAAGCAGGGGCAAACGCGCCATGTTGGACAGATTTTGGCGGTAGCGGAGATATTTTTGATTATGGTACTTATGAAAGTGGGTATTATAATTTTAAGTGTCCTGATACTAAAGACGCAGAAGACTATACCAAGTACAATCAAATAAACTTTTTAAAACCTAACACCACCTATACTTGGCAATGGGACATGAAGCGAACAACTTCCTCTATAAAGGGAGATATGGAAATTTTTATGGGAACAAGTAGTAACACTATTATTGACTTAACTAAACCTGTTTATGTTAATGGAGAAACGTATCAACAGGCAGAAAATAGTGCTGACGGTTTCGTTAGTTGGAATAGAAGAATAAATAGCGAAGATACAGATTGGCATAAATGTGTTTTCGTATTCACTACTAAATCAACTTTACCAAATACAGGTTCACGCTCCTTGCGTTGGAGAGCTAAAAAAGATAGTTCTTGGAAAGTAAAAAATATTATGATGTTCGAGGGTTCTGAACTATTGGGGACTGATTTGAGATTACATGATGAAGAATATTATGATTGGACTTTCTATGAGGGGAAACAAGGAATGCGTGAAGTGTCAGCAAACTTTGGTTTTTATTATAGCGAAGATTATGCTTTTTGTTCAGCATTTAAGGTCAATATACATAAAGGGTTTGAAACAAGAGGCTTTAACCCAGTTACACAAGAGTTTGAATGTAAAGCAGAAGTAGAGAACTTTGCACAAATTGTCAACCCTACAATCAAATACTATCAGGATATTAAACAAATACCTGATAATGTGAATTGGAATAATACTATCATATACAACCCTAAACCGAACGGAATAGACTACTTACAATGTAAAGCTAAAGGGAACTACATGAGCTTGTACAAAGTCAGAGATGATAATTATAGTTCATACGTTCCTAAACGTTGGCAAGCTACATTTTTTGATTCAGTTCCTAGCGGTAAATGGCTATATGGTGGTTACTGTTATACTGGTACATTACAAACATACGAGATAGAAAACTAATAAAGGAGAAGAAAGAAAATGATTGAAACATTAAAAGCGATTGGCTTAGTTGTATTTATGCAGTTACTTAGTTTGGCACTAGAGTTTATAGACACAGGTACTTTAAAACCTAGTGTTAGAAAACGTATATCAGTAGAATTAATTGTCCTATCTGTTTATGTTGCAGGTATGACAGTCTTTAAAGGTATGATTAGTAATGAACTATTAACACTCATTGGAACTGTATACTTAACAGTAGTAGTTAGTCATCTGTATAAGTTCTTAACTAATAAGAAAGAAGAAATAGAAGGAGGAGATAAAGAAGAATAGTATAGTAGTATAGTAGTAGTGTATATAGTATGATAGTATAGCATAGCAATCGTTACAAAAATAAACTTTGTAGCATTGTTGTGCTTTTTTTGTTTTAAAATTTTGTTATGGTTTGAAGGGGGGGTGATATGAAGGGGGTGGGGTT